TGGTGTTAGGTAAGGTGTATTGTTTGTATGGGTGGAAGGGACTTGACCGAAAGAACAGTCAAGTACTAGTCGATAGACTAGTAAAATTCTCCCAAGAGGCAGATGGAGACTGGATCTCAGTAGTAAAATACAAGATCGCAGCCTTCTTCTCGGCACACTTGGATCAGAAGATTCCCAAGAAACCTTTTAGTAGTGAGGATGAGCCTGGTGTCCTTTTTGGCGGTACAGGGTATCGCTGGGTCAGACTGTTTGCACGACGTGCACAACAGAATGAGAACTCCCGAACGAAGTTTCGTTCATTCTTGGAGTCTATCCTTCAAAGTAAGGGTGGAATGGACAGGCCAGATGTAAAGTATGTAGATAGGAAAGTAAGTAAGTCTGTAGAAGAGCTTACCCAGACACGGGCCCCAGAACCAAATGTAACATTGGTTAAATGGGGAGAAATGGAGGACATTCCAGAAGGAATTCCGACATTTGTCAACCGTGTAACGATGGAAGACCAGCTCCGAAGAACTGTAAGAGAAATCTTCCAGGGTCATCAATTTAACTTAGATGACCGCTTCAGGGAATTCTTTCCATCTACGAGCTCAAACTACATCAATAGTCGTAAGAATGCGGGTGCAATTGGTGCTATTATGGAGGATCCGGACCTATTAAAAGGTCTCAGGACTCCTGGTGGTACTATGAACATCAGTGTTCCCAGTGGTAAAGATGAAGAGATTGAAGGCGACGGTAGTTTATATGAGTATGACTCAAGTCAACTCAAACTACGTTTCTCGAAACTCTGGTGGAGACTTCTTAAGAAGGCTCGAACCGAGTTGAAACTGGTAAAAGCTGTTGGTTTGCCAGAGGCATTGAAGGTGAGGACCATTACCAAGGGTCCTCCCTTCACCTATACAGCTCTCCGTCCCCTTTGGAAGAAGTTACATAGTGTTCTGCGGAACCAAAAAACTTTTCGTTTTATTGGGACCCCTAATACCGAGCTCGGTATACTCGATCTGTTAGGAAGGGAACTATCGGAGTCACAGGTTTACCTGTCTGGCGATTACGCCGGAGCTACGAATAATCTCTTTCCTTGGGTCTCAGAGACCATAGCTGATGAAATCAGTGTAGTCCTGGACCTAAGTCAGACCGAAAGAACACTCTTCCGTGAAGCCCTTACAGGGCATCTCTTCGATGTAGAAGGTGAGCTGAAGCCCCAGATGATGGGTCAGCTTATGGGTAGTATCATGTCCTTCCCTGTTCTCTGTATCGCTAATGCTGCCATGTCCAGATGGGCCATGGAGTTAGGTGACAGAAGAATATGGAAGCTGAAGGATGCAGCGCTCGCCATCAATGGCGACGATGTAGCTCTTCGGGCTCATGAACGAACCTATCCGTTTTGGTCCCAGATCACCAATTTTGGTGGTCTAGTGGAATCAATCGGTAAAACCTTCGTGAGTAGAGACTGGGTTTCTATTAACTCTATGATGTACGAACGGTGTGATCCTTTCCCCCTTG